GAGCCTGATCGAGTCGGGTTTGCCCAGGTTGCGTACGCCTGTGTCGGGTGGCAACAGTTATGGCCCTGAGATTGTGGCTTGGGCTGAGGCGCAGCTGCAGGTTGAGTTGATGCCGTGGCAACAGTTAGTGCTTGAGAATTGTTTTACTCATGTTGCCGGCAGGTTTGTGCACCGTACTGGGCTTGTGTCGGTTGCTCGTCAGAACGGCAAAACCACTTTGCTTGAAGCTGCTATCGGTTGGCTGTTAACCGTGTATCCACAGATCATTGGCAAACCTGTGAACATTCTTTCGACTGCACACGACCTTGGTTTGGCGGTCGAGTCGTTTCATGCGTTGGCTGACATTCTCGAGGAGCGGTTTGGGTGCAAGATCACTCGAGCGTATGGCCGTAACCAGGTGAATGCCCCGGACGGTTCCGTGTGGAAAGTGTCAGCCTCAACAGGTAAGAAACACGGCGGAACATGGGACTTTATCTTTGGTGACGAGTTGTGGGCACTTTCGGAGGCTGCAGTGTTTGGTGCGTTGAGGCCGTCACAAATTGCTGTGCCTAACCCGCTCATGTTGCTGTTCTCCACGGCTGGCGACGAGTCTTCGAGGGTGTTTCAACAGTTACGTGAACAAGGTTTGCAGATCATTGACCGTGGCACGCCGAGTGACTTGTACATGGCTGAGTGGTCGGTTCCGCCTGGTATGGACCCTGGTGTGGCGGAGCTGTGGCCGTTAGCCAACCCTGCCCTGGGTAAAACGATCACATTGGAGGCTTTGCAGTCGGCGCATAACGCACCCGACAAGGTGCAATTTATGCGAGCCCACCTCAACCAGTGGGTTAGTGCTGCAGGGTCCTGGTTGGAGCCTGGCGTGTGGGCAGGACTAGAAACCGCCGATCCAATGCCAGCAGGCGGAGTGTTGGCGATTGAGACAAGCATTGACGACTCACGGTTTGTGGGAGTGCGGTGCGCATTTGACGGCACCCGGGTACACGTAAAAGTCGAGTTCATTACCGACACCGAAACCGCAGCCTGGACAGAAGTTGAACGAGTCATGACAGATCACGCAGTCACCCTGGCGGTTACACCGTCGCTCGAGATTCATTTACCGCCATTCACAAACAAACGATTTACCGTTGTTGGCTACGCCGAACTGCTTAAGTTCACCAGCCTGGTGCGAACAATGATTCTTGAGGAACGAGTCCAGCACCACGGCGAACAGATACTTGCTGAACACGTGAACCGTGCAGTGCTGGTCAAGACTGTGCAAGGTGCTGTATTGAGCTCACAAAAGTCACCAGGCCCGATCGAGTTGACACGCTGTTTAGTGTGGGCTGCAGCAATGGTGTCAAAACCTGTAAGAAACCAAAGACCTTTACTGGTCGTAGGTCGGGGGTAGAATACCCGAGAGTCTGGGTTCGTCGGGAGCCCAGGCTCACCGAGGACTTATGGGCATTTTCACAAAACGCGAAACCAAAGCACAATTAGCAGCCGACGCACCAGCACCAGCAAAAGCAGCTGCGGCAGGCTCAGGGTATTATCGAAACGCCCAAGGTCCCATGATGGTTGGCGAATACTGGTCCTACTACGAGGGTGACGCACGCAACGCTGCAATGTCAGTACCAACGCTGGCGCGTGGCCGTGATCTCATGGCGAGCGTTATTGCGAGCACTCCACTGTGCATGTACAAAGAAATGTGGGACGAGCAACAAACCGAAATGGAAGAAGAAAAACTTGCTCCACGTTCCTGGCTGCGTCAACCCGACCCGGCGATCACATACTCGACACTTATGGCGTGGACCCTGGACGACCTGTTCTTTTACGGTCGCGCTTTTTGGTTTATTACGTCACGCACCCAAGACGGTTTCCCCGCAAGTTTCACCAGGCTTCCAGCGTCAATGATCCAAACATTGGATCAGGCAGGCCCAGTATGGTTTGCGCCCAGCAACGAGGTTTATTTCCAGGGTGGCATGATTGACCCCAAAGACCTGGTGCAATTTATTAGCCCGGTGCAGGGCATTGTGTACCAGTCCACCAACGCTGTACAAACGGCACTCAAGCTTGAAGCAAGCCGTTACCGGAACGCCGAGTCGTCCATGCCTAGTGGCGTATTGAAGCAAACAGGCGGGGAACCGTTGTCCGCGCAAGAACTAGCCGACCTATCGGCAGCGTTCAACGCAGCTCGACGCGAAAACCAAACCGCAGCCCTCAACGAATACCTTGAGTACACCGAAACAAAAGCCCTGCCCGACAACATGCTCATGATCGAGTCAGCCAACTATCAGGCCCTAGAAATGTGCCGTTTGGGCAACATTCCGCCATACCTGGCAGGTGTCAACATTGGGTCCTACTCGTACCAAAACGCGCGATCAGCACGCGAAGACCTATACATTTTCGGTGCACGTCTGTACATGGAATGTGTTAGCCAAACCTTGTCAATGAACAACGTTCTGCCACGTGGCACCTACGTACGTTTTGAGATTGAGAAATACCTGGCTGGCATGATCGAAGACGAATACATACAAGACTCAGGCACCCAGCAACAGCAAGTGGCTGACCAGTCAATGGAAGAAAACACCCAGGAGGAAAACGCCTAATGGAACTAAAACTTGCACAAGGTTTCGCAGTTGAACTTGAGGCTGCAACTGGTGACAAACCACGCCGAACAATCACAGGTATCGCCGTACCGTACAACACGCCAGCCGTAGTATCCGACGGTACCGAGATCATGTTTTTGGCTGGTTCCCTGCCCACTGACGGCAAAGCCCCAAAACTGTTTATGTACCACGACTCAACACAGCCAGTCGGTTTGGTCACGGGCCGTACCGAAACCCCTGACGGCATGTTGTTCACCGCAACCGTCGTCGAGACCCAGGCAGGCGACGAAGCCCTAACCCTGGCAGCTGCAGGCGTGCTTGACTCTGTAAGTGTTGGCGTAAATGCCAAAGACTTCTACCGTGACGACAACGGCGTGCTAGTAATCAAATCCGCTGAATGGTCCGAATTAAGCCTTGTACCAATTCCAGCGTTCAGTGGTGCTACCATTACCCAGGTGGCTGCGTCGCAAGGCGAGCCCGAAACAGCTCCCGACGCAGAACTTGATCTAACAGAATCCGTCGAGGAGGAACCAGTGTCAGAAGAAATTGCAGTCGAGGCAGCAGGCCCGGAACAGATCGTTCCTACCGTGTTCGCACAACCAAAGCGCGAGTTCAAGCTCCCATCAGCAGGCGAATACATGGCCGCGTATCACATCGGTGGCGACACTTTCAAGAACATGAACGCAGCAGTCGCCGAATACCAAAAGAGTCAGCGCACAGCTTTCGAGGCGGCCGCTGGCGATGTGCTTACGACTGATACCGGCGGTCTGTTGAATGTCCCAGTGTTGGGCCCATTGGTGCAGGATCTCAATTTTTTGCGCCCTGTCGTCAATGCTGTAGGCGCTCGCGCTTACCCGGATGGCGGCGCGACCAAAACCTTCGTGAGGCCAACTATCGGGCAACATACCTCAGTAGGCACTCAATCAACTGAGCTCAGTGCAGTAACCGCACAAACAATGACGATCACTGCGAACACGATAAGCAAGACCACCCTCGCGGGACAGGTAACGCTGTCACAGCAGGACATCGACTTCACTAATCCTGCAGCGATGCAGCTCATCCTCAGTGACTTAATGGGCGAAGCAATGATCGCGTCCGACAACCTTGCAGCCGACAACCTGCTCACCGCAGCGACAAGCTCAGGCGTATGGGATGGAACCCTCGCCGACCTTCTCAAGTCTGTCTATGACGCAGCAAACGACATTTCAAGCGGCCGCAACTGGATGCCGACACACATGTTCGTAAGCGTTGATGTGTGGGCACAACTCGGCCAGCTCGCAGACACCACAGGCCGCCCAGTGTTCCCATTCATTGCTAACGGCCTTAACGGTCAGAACGCGCTCGGATCACAGAACGCAGCTTCTTGGAATGGCAACCCGCTCGGCCTTGAGCTTGTAGTCGATTCCAACTTCGCAGCCAAGACCATGATCATCACCCGAGTCGGTCAAGGCGCAGGCGACGCATACGAGTACTACGAATCCATCCGGGGCCTCATGTCCGTCGAGCTTCCCGCTGTGCTCGGCAGAACCATGAGTTTCCACCTCTATGCAAGCACCTTCGCAGCGATCTCAGGAATGATCCGCAAGATCACCCAGGCCTAGTCGGAAAGCCGGGCAACGGCTCATGGCTACAACATCAACCAGCGTCACGTTTCAATACCGCATAGACAACTATGCAGTCGTTGAAACGCTTAGGGACCTCGAGCTCGAGTTAGGGCAAACGTTCACCCTTAGCGGGTGTAACTCAACCCTCAACGGTTCACAGACCGTACGAGCATTACCCCAATACCTGTACGTCGGCATTGACAGCGAGGGCACCCTCCTTTACGACTATGACGTGCCGATCCTCAACCAGGTGCTGTTCTATGACGCAGGCGACGACATCAACCGTTCCGCAGTCGTCCCAGTTGGCACGATCACAACCAGCCCAACGTGCACTTGGATAACCGACCAACAGATCGAAGACTGGCTGGGGTTTACCAGCGTCTCGGTCGCTGACGCAGCGTTTTTAGTGCAGTGCGCAGCTGCAGCAAACGCGTTCTGTTACCGCCGACGCGAAGAAGCCGGGTACGTGGACAGTCTCACGACCAGCCCGTCGGGCGACGTTAGCCTGGGCACGATCATGTACGGCGGGGCCCTGTACCGTCAACGTTCAAGCGTCAACGAGTTTGCGTCATTTACCGAAATGGGCACAGCAACCCCTACAGGGCTGTCAGCGATCATGAAACAGTTGTTGGGTATTCCTAGACCAGCGGCAGCCTAGTGGCGTACACAGACCTGTTTAACGAGGCCATAGACGACCTCGCAGCCACCCTTGCCACGATCTCGGGGCTAAAGGTGGTAACCGATCCACGCAACCTGCAACCACCCTGCGTATTTCTTGACGCACCCAGTTTTGAAGCCTGGAACTACAACATTGCCAAAGTGACATTTAGTTGCATAATCCTGACAATGGGGCCCAGCAACCTTGACGCGCTACGCCCGGCACTTGAGATCGCAGCCAAGTTGTTGGCAAAGCAAGTAGCCGTGACTGATGGTCGTCCCACTAACACGTTGATCGGTGGGGTAGAATACCCGTCGTACACTGTAACTATTTCCCTACAAGCTCAAACAGCATAAGGAGGCGACAACATGGCATACAAGATTGCGTCCGAGAGACTCGGCAAAATCGGTGACGTGTTTGACGCTGAAGCCGCTGAGGCTGAGGGTGTAAACGTCCCGGCACTTATTGACGGCGGTTTCGTCGTTGAGGAAACCAAGAAAAAGAAATCCGAGGACTGACAATGCCTACCAGCACTTACCTTTCTAACCCAGCGGTCACAATCAACAGCGTCGATCTGTCGGATCAGTGCACCAGCGCCACATTGACCTACACGGCTGAGGCCCTTGAGTCCACCGCGTTTGGTGACACGGCCCGTAAGTACACCAGCGGTCTGCAGAACAATGAAGTGACCGTCACCTTGTACCAGTCGTATGCAGCCAGTGAGACTGAAGCCTCAATCTATGCCCTTGTCGGCACTACCACGAACCTTGTGCTCAAGCCAAGCAGCAGTGCAGTGTCGTCAACTAACCCGTCCTACACGCTCACAGGCGCATACCTTGAAACCCACACACCGATTGCAGCCAGCCTCGGAGAGCTCAGCACAGTCACGCTGACATTCCGTGGTGGCACCCTCGCTAAAGCAACCACGTGATTTCTCAGCCTCAGGCTGAGAGTAAAACAAAGCAAGCCCGCATGGGCGGAGCCTTGCCCGACGAAAGGACAAACCCTTGAGACTGACCCTTGCTTACCGCACCATTGACGGCGACTCACGCCAGGTACAAACGAACCTGGCAACACTTGTCAAATGGGAACGCTTATACAAGCGCAAAATCTCACAAATCGGTGACGGCATAGGCGCAGAGGACCTTGCCTACTTTGCGTATGAAGCGACACGCCAGGCTGGCATAGTCGTACCAGCAACCCTGGACCAGTTCATTGACCAGTTAGAAAACATGCCAGAGATCGTCGAGGCAGACGACCGAAACCCTACCGACCCGGCAGCGTCGGCTACCTCCTAGCGCAGGTTGTCGTGGCTACCGGGTACTGGCCTCCAAACGTGGAATTTGAGCACCCCGAGTTAATGACGG